CACTCATTTATTAGATGAGTGAGAGTCCCCCTACGGAGGACATTATAAAAACGCACAATTTCTTTAATTGATAATACTTACGCGCTCTATGTTTTAAATCAATGTGGAACATGCATCTTTCATGCCATCGATGTATGAAGTGGCGTTCTTCGCACCCCCGAGGTTCATAACAAGTTCCTTCTCGAGCGCGCGCGAACCACATGTATCTCGCACGAATCCAACATACACCGGTTCCGCGCAGTTGGGTTCGCAATCTTTCGTAATTTGCAGCGCCGACCGACACGCTGACATGTAACCATTTTCGCGAGCCTTCTCTGGCGTATCACCGCCGAGTGAATAATTATTGGGGTCGATGGTGTCTCCGTATTTCTGTCGACACGCGGAGACGTTGATGATTCGTTTTTCATTTTTATTTTTTACGGGTGCTTGCCACACGCCTGCGGAACCGAAAAGATTGACGTCGACCCATAGTTTAAATTTACTCTGGCTGGTATACATCATCACGAGCACCGCGCTCGATATGAATAAAAATAAAAATAAAAGCACAAGAATGAATGTCATATATATATAACTATCAGAGGTTAAAATTAACACTCATTTATTAGATGAGTGAGATGGAGGACATTAGAAAAACCCACAATTTCTTCAAGCGAGAAATTATCGAATCAATCACGCATGGTCGCGACAATCCTTCGGTGCTGGACGTCGGTTGTGGATTCGGTGGGGACCTTCAGAAATGGAAACATGCGGGTGTGAAGAATCTAAGTATGTGTGACCCGAGCGAGCGGGCTTTACAGGAAGCGAAGTCGCGGGCACAGGGTTTGAAGATGCACGTAAACTTTTACGAAGGGGACATTAGGGGATGTCCTAAAAACAGAACGTATGACATCATCTGTTATAATTTTTCATTACATTACATATTTGCATCTGAAAAATTATTTCACGAAAGCATCAGAGAAATCAAAAAAAGAATCAAACAGGGGGGAACCTTAGCTGGCATCATTCCAGATTCCGAAACAATAGTCATGCGCACACCATACCAAGATGATTTGGGGAACTTTTTCCTTTTGAAACTGAGTCCCCAAGGGGGATTTGGTGAAAAGTTATTCGTAAATCTGGCGGACACCCCTTATTACGAAGACGGCGCGAAAGCAGAGCCCGTGGCATACAAGGATAAGTTGGTGACGACTTTAGAATCGCAAGGTTTCCATTTAGTGTACTGGGGACCACTCACGGGACACAAGGTGACCCAGATGTACTCGAAATTTATATTTACTTATAATAGAAAATGATAGCCTGGATTTTACTTATTCTCGTCAACATCTATCTTTTCAGGACAACACACGAACCCCCCGAACTCGTGGCTGTGCGCGAAAAATACACCACTCTCCGCGAACATCTCATAAAAACGGGAAAATATCCCATGCTTCACGACGCCAAGCCCATCACCGCGTACTATCGCATGTGGGATGGTTCTCTCGGATTTAACGTGAACAAAGGATTTGAGCTCGGTGTGTGTATTGATGGGGAAGTCAATGAAATTTTTCACATATTACTTCACGAATTAGCGCATTGTACCATTCCAGAGTATGATCACAGCGACGCGTATTGGAATAATTACGTAGACATCAGGGACATCGCCATAGGTCTCGGCATTTATGAAAAGATTCCCAAAAGAACTAATTTTTGCGGTAAAGATGTTCAGGACAGGTAAAAACTTTTTATTTACTTTACTATATACTAAGAGATGGCGGTCACACCTCCGAAAGATTTATACATGGCAATTTTCTATTGGCTCGTCGTGTACTACGTGACTCTGCTCCCCGTTCTCATCAAACGATACGAAGTCCGTCTCGCGATGCTCACGTTCGTCGTGCCGAACGCGCTGCGCATGATTGTCAATCGCATGCCACGTCTCGCCGTCGACAGGAGTTTCTTCTTCACGTCGACGTTGTTGGCGTTGATTTTAACGTACATCCTCCACCTGATTTTCAAGAAGACGCGAAAGGATATGGATGAATTCGGAAAGGACGTCAAGAAGACACTTGAAGTGAGTGGCTTATTGACGGCGACTTTCATCGCTGGGGCGTTGTTGACCTATTACATGGGTTTGGACCGCTCAATCTACAGCAATCTTAATTGGGAGTAATCACGTAGTTCTTACCGAAATAGAAAAGAACCGCCGCGACAGCTCCCGTCGCCGCGAGGCCAACAGCGCTTCTGCTCCCCTGTTCGTTAAGGAACTTGGGAACAGAGGTCACCAACTTATCCTGCACCGGCTTGCTCACGGCCGCGGCAGCGCACGCCCCCACGAACAAAGCAGTCATTTGGTCATCGGTGAGTCCCATCGGATTCTTGGACGCCTCCGGCTTCTCCTGCACCGCCATGGGTTGCGCGAAACCGGACGTCATGGCACCGGCTTGCGGGGCGGTCATCTGCGGCATCACACCCTGCATCCTGGGGTCCATGGCTGGCGGCGCCATCATCATCTGCGGTTGCTCGGGTTCCATAATATCAGCGATGGAAGTGGAGTCCATCATTTCTTTTTGATCTTGGCGGACATTTTTTTCGTCGGTAACAAACGCTGTTGAAGGGGTTTCTTTTGTGTCCCTCGTCAGACTAACCATGCCATCTCCGGAGTCTGAAAGATTATATGTCGTAATCTGTTCGTCGGACATTTTAAAATAACGTCTCATTTCTTTTTCACCACTGTGAGCGCAGTTTTCTTATTCATTTTTTTAGGGTCGCCCTGGCGTTGTTCCATGTGTTTCGGGTTGTACATCTTCTTGTGCGCGGCCCACAACTCCGGAGCTCCGACTCTAAAATTTTTCCTGATGTTTCCCTTGTACCAAAACACACAATCTGTGATTTTATTACTCTTCACCGTGTTGTCGAGCACCAGACATTCGTAGTTTTCTGTACACGCGTCCATCACTTTATTGAACATGTCAAACGATGGGAAAATACCAAAGAATGATTTGTAGAGTTTTTCTCTGTTCTGTATGATGTTCTCACGTAAAATAAATACATAATCAACATTTGCTCTAAGGGCTGGTGGCAAGTCCATACAATACTGCATCGTCAACATGAAGAAGATTTTCCAGTGTCGACCATTCATGAAGCACTGGCGAATGCACGTGTCTTTTAAGAATTTGTTGTCATACATGCAATCATCTAAGAGGAGAAAACATCCACAATTATCTTTTCCAGCGCTCACGAGTTTTCTCTGACGTTCAATGGCTCTCTCGATGGCTTCTTTGTCGTAGTCTCCGTAGATGAACAGGTCGGGGACGTGTTTTGAATAATAATGATTGCCTTCCTCTGTTCCAGATAAAACGATTCCAACTGGGAGATGTTTTTTGTGATATAAAATATCCGCCACAAGCGTGGATTTGCCCGTACCTCTTTTACCTATGAACACGCAGACCTTGTCATCCGCCATAGTCTCGGGTTTGAACTTCTTCAACTGAAGATTCATTCTGTTATAAGTGACACTTTTTGTTTATGAAAATTTTACCCACTTATATCAGAGATGTCGTTGAAATTAGCGGCCACTGGAGTGAATGACACCTGGTGCACAGGACAACCCAGCTTCAGTCATTTCCTGATGAATTTCAAAAGACACACCAAATTTGCACAAGAACGTGTGGAAACCCCTTTCGACGGAGACATCGATTTCGGACAGGAAGTGTCCTGTAGGATTCCGCATAACAAGGGTGACCTCGTACGAACGTTGTCTTTAAAGATCACGTTGTCCGATCCCCAGCCAGATGGCGCCGTGAACGACGTGTACTGGCCTCCTTCCGTGTGTAGTCACCTCATCGAGTACGCCGACCTTTTGATTGGTGGTCAGACCATTCAGCGCATCACGGGTGAATACATATACATGCGACAGCAGTTAAATAACAACGACGACGACGTCAACCAAACGGTGTACTTTCTCACCGGACACGGCGATTTCCTCCGTTACTCTGGAAATAACACGTACTTCCTCGACCTCCCATTCTATAACTACAGAACCCCAGAGCTCGCGATTCCGTTGTGTTGTCTGACGAAACAACTCGTCGAAGTTCGCTTGAAGCTTCGGCCCCTGTCGGAGATGATTTTCCTCGGCGCCCCCGTGGGTGCATCGGCTAAAATCGTCAATCTTTCTTTGGATACTGATTTTGTTTTCATCACCGAAGATGAAAAAAACTTTTTGATGACTCGTCCAGTGGAGTACGTCATCACGCAGTTGCAACTTTCAAAGTTCGTGATGAAGGATGGGTACGATAAAAAATCAATCATGTTAAATTTTAAACATCCAGTGAAACAAATGTTTGTTGTTTCACAAAATGATTTTTCAAAATCTTTGAACATTCCAACAGATTTCAATACAATCAAAAATCTCAAACTCCGTTTCAATGATAAAGTGGTGTTCGACCAAAACAATAAATTTTTAACGTACGAACAATCTTTGAAATATCACGTGAATTGTCCGGTGATTTCGAAGAGCACGTTCTACATGAATCCAAACACAGACACCTTGGCCGCGTACACAATAAAGTCAGATTTCGCCATGTATTCGTGGTCACTTTACCCAGAGAGATATTACCCAACAGGTCAGGTGAACATGTCTCGCATCATACACAAAGTTTTGGATATTGAAATAACACCATTGTATTCAGGTTACGATAACGAGGTACGCGTGTACGTGGAAAATTATAACGTGCTGAGATTTGAGCATGGATTGGCGGGTTTAAGATATTAATCTACTCGTATTATAGGAATGGCTGGGAGAATTCAATTGGCCACCACAGGCCCTCAGGACCAGTTTTTCACTTTAAACCCTGAGTACACGTTGTTTAAAGAGAATTTCAGAAAACATTCAAACTTTAGCACCGAGTTCGTGGACATCGAACCCAATCAGGCAGTGGACTTTGGGAAAACGATTCGATACAATATACCATCGAACGCTGGAGATTTGTTGAAGACGTGTAGTCTTAATGTCAAGCTTCCCGCAATAAATCAAACGAACGTGGGATACATAGAATCCATAGGACACGCATTGATTGAATACGCAGATTTCATCATCGGTGGTAAAGTGGTGCATCGAGTGAGTTCGGATTGGTTTCAAATCTACAGCGAACATTATTTCACGCAGTCCAAACAGAACGCCCTGTACCAATTAGTCGGTAAATACCCAATCCGTACCGCGGGGACACGTTCGAATGATAAATTCATCTTAGGTTATCTGGGCGCATCCACATCGGACGTAGACCTTTACATCGACATTCCTTTCTATTTCTATCGAGAGCCCGAACTCGCGGTGCCTCTCTGTGCTATATGTGATTCACAGGAAATTGAGATTGAGATAAAATTCAGAAAATATGAAGACCTCGTCGTGAATGTCAGTGATGGAAGTTTACCCATATTGAATAATTCTTTGACTTTTAAGGAAATTAACCTCCAGTGCGAGATGGTATTTATCGACCAAGTTGAAAAAATTAAATTTAAGAAAACCCCCAAAGATTACTTGATTACTCAGAATCAAGAAGATATTTTTTCAGTTCCAAAAGGACAGAATACGGCGAAATTTAATTTAAGTTTCACAAATCTCGTGAAAGAGTTATACTTTGTGATTCAATCCAAAGGTGCTCGAGTTTTTGATTTCGACAACTATCGTGAAATCACCGAAGATAACAAACACGTGCTCTTCGAACACTTGAACTACTTGAAACTCACCCTGGACGGGGAAGAAGTGCTCACTGAAAAGACGGGAAAAGCCGTATTCCTGAAAGCCATCCAGGCCAGCATCCATCACGCGAAGACGCAGCTCATTCGTAGATTCTACAGCTATAGTTTCAGTCTTGAACCCGAAAAACATTACCCAACAGGGCAAATAAATTTCAGTGTCATCAAGGACCAAGTTTTGGAACTAAATCTGAATACAAACACAATCAACGACCGAGAAGTTCGTGTCTACGCCAGGGCATACAACGTGCTCCGCGTGGCCGAGGGAAAGGCGCAACTTATTTTTGGTAATCAGTATTAATGAAAACTGGATTTGGAGAATCATCTGGTGCCTATGAAGAACGACAATTAGAGGCAATCACCGACATATTGATTCCCGTTTTGGAGAAAAGTATGTTATTGGCGTGTAAATATTGTAGAGCCTGTGGACGTGACGTCGTTCTGTCCCAGGACGTTGAATACGCAGCAAAGTACTGCGCCATGAATACCGTGGGTCAGGATATCGGAACGTCCATCATCGAGGACGAGGAAGAGGACGAGGAAGAGGACGAGGAAGAGGACAGCAGCGTG